CTACGCCTTGCTGGTAAGGATGATGAAGGGGATATAGTCTGTATGGTTGCGGGACAGCCATACGTCTTTGAACTGAAAGCAACTGCGAAGATGGACCTACCGCAGTTTTGGCGTGAGGCTACCGTTGAGGCAGCCAATTACGCCAAGGCTCGTGGGTTAGAAGCAACTCCGCCCGCCTATGTGATTGTCAAACGTCGCATGGGCGGCATGGAGAATGCCTGGGTCATTCAAGATTTAGAGCAATGGATCAAGGTAACCAGTGGAGAGTAAGCCTGATCTAGCCACTGTGCTAGAACATTACGGGGTGCGGATCATGCACCGCCACGGCTGGATACCTTGCAAGTGCATTATGCACGATGATTCACACGCCAGTGCAGCCTATAACTTAGACTCGCAGGGCTACAACTGTCTAGTTTGCCAAATCCTCGGCGATGTTTACGATGTCGTAGCACGCATGGAAAACTTAAAGGAGTTTAGAGATGTTAAGCGCAGAGCAGAAGAACTTGCTCACGGAAGCAGCAGAGCGTTATTCACGCAGTCTCACACCACAGGCAGCCTCTTACCTCGCGGAGCGGGGCATAACAAAGGAAGTGGCGGAGCGGTTCCTTCTTGGAAGCGTCGTGGAGCCTAGTGCTGGACATGAGCATTCGGCTGGCAGGTTGTCTATCCCGTACCAAACGCCCACAGGCGTTGTGGGAATGAAGTTTAGGACTATTGATGGCGGCACGCCTAAGTATCTTTACCCTACTGGTCAGAAGGTGGGGCTATTTAATGTTGTTGATCTGCACAAGTATTCTGACACTATCGCCATTTGCGAGGGCGAGATTGATACTATTGTACTGTCGGGTGTTGTCGGAGTACCAGCGGTGGGCGTTGCAGGCGTTTCTCAGTGGAAGCCTTGGTTCCCAAAGTTATTTGAAGGATTTAAAAATATCTACATATTTGCTGACAATGATGTTAAAGAAGACGGCCGCAACCCAGGCCAAGAGTTAGCCAAGCGGATCAAGGAAGACCTTGACAGGGCTACTGTCGTCATGTTGCCAGACAACGAGGATGTGAACGACGTGTTGCTATCCTACGGAGCCGACTGGTTTACTGGTAGAATAGCCGCATGAGATTTAGAATTTACTACCAAAAAAAGCCGCCTGGCTTAGAAGGCCATTACGGCATTCGCATTGGTAAATTTTCTGGATCTATCTGGTTGTATAAAAAAGTAATTATCTTCGGATGGGAAAAGTCTTATGAATAAGCCTAAGTCTATTCACATCTCTGGTATGAAGTATAAGATCAAATACGATCTTACTGACCCAGATGCTTACGGCTTGACAGACCCAGATACAAATACAATCTACATCCGTCCTGACATTCCAGAGGACAAGATGCTTCGCGTGCTTGTCCACGAGATTACCCATGCCGTTGTCTTTGAGACGCCGTTCTCAACACGCAAGCGGTTTGACTTGGAAGAAATGTGCGACATTGTGGGCTACCACTTCCTCAATGCGCTAAGAGATAATTCAGAGATTGTTCAGTACATACTGCGGGAAATAGAAGACGAAGCAGAGTAGTGCCACAGTTTATTTATGGCCCAAAGGATGGCGGCGAAGTGCCTCATCTACTTTGGGTACTTGACTCAATTGAAATGGTTGAGTATCGAGAAGATGGTACAAAGATGATACACTGTTACGAATTAGATCAAGAAGATAAGAATTATTATTATGCTGGAGAATATCCGACAGGGGGAGACGATGAGTGAACAACGAGTTGGCGGAAGCGATAAAATTAATACAATCTACGGGATTAAAGGTTATATCCATTCAGAACCAAAATCAATTGCTCGTGGAAATACCGCCAATCAGGAATTTTCCGCAGGCGTCTGGTCAGTAATGGATGAGATTGGCAACTTACTTATCAGTAAGCAAGCCGATTACGGCCCTGGCAATGTCAACAACGCCTTTGGTGGCGCAATGAATGGCCTGATGGTGCGTATTGGTGACAAGTTTGAGCGTCTTAAAAACTTGCTATACAGTGGCTCAACTCCGCAGCATGAGTCTATTGAAGATTCTTTTAAGGATATGGCTAATTACGCAGTCATCGCCTTGATGGTCGAGAGAGGGTTATGGCCTAAATCATGATTGAGATAAAGATGTCTCACGGAGACTTGTCCTTTGCTACGATTGAAGCAGTCGCACGCTTTAACTTTAACAGAGCCAAAGGAAATGACGCATCACAAGGTCATGCACCCACTTGGGTTGAACAAGTTGCACGCGAGATATCTGGTTGCTTGGGCGAGATAGCGATTGCCCGTTGGCAAGATAAGTTCCCGTTTGCTTTGTTTACAGAGCGTAAGATGGGTGATGTGGGCGAGTTTGAGGTACGCACCACTGCTTATGCCACGGGCAAATTGCTCATCACAGAGAAGGATGATCCAGCACGCAAATATTTGCTGGTAACTTTGCCTACTTTTTATACTGCAAATATCCACGGATGGATGTATGGATACGAGGCACAAGATTCAAAGTATTACAACACATCTATGCGTGCGCCAGTTTATGCAGTAGAGCAACAATACCTACACGCACCTGAGACGATCTATGGCTAATTGGTTTGAGGAAGCAGAGGCAGTAGCCTCGCAAGTTGCGCGTATCGTACATAGGAAATACCACACCTATTTCGATGTATCCGATGTTAAGCAGGAATGCTTGGTATGGGTATTGCGTCGTGAGAAGAAAGTGCGTGAGTGGCTTGACCCAGATCAAGATGCTGAAGCCTATAAGGGTGGCGTAAAGCAGTTGGGCAAGACACTCTCACGCCATGCTGATAGATACTGTCGCAAGCGCAAAGCGCAATCACTTGGCTATTCGCTAGAAGATGAGGCGTACTACTCGCCTATCACTTTGTCTGAATTGTTACCATTTGTTTGGTCTGATGTGGTTGAGACTCACAAGATTGATGGTGAGCGTGTATCTGGTTCTGGCAATCCTGCTGAAGGTGGCAACTATGTCATACAATTATTCGACATTCGCCGTGCGATGGCTAAGTTGGATGAGATGGACAGAGACGTATTGCAGTTGAAGTTTGAGCATCAGTTGACCTTTGCTCAGATTGCAGAAGAATTACAGGTAAGCGATACTACTGCTCACCGCAAGGTGGATGGTGCGCTACGCAGACTTAACAATCATCTCGGTGGACAATCACCATTTGAGCGAGAGGTAGAGACAGATGCCTAGTTATGACTACAAGTGTGGCAAGTGCGGAGTAGAGGAAACAGTTGAACGATCAATCCACGCGGAGTCATCCGCCCCAATGCACTGCGACAATCTTATGGATCGAATCTTTTATGCGGCTCCTGTCCGCTTTAATGCCGACGGGTTTTACTCAACGGACAACATCAGGAGATAGCAATGCCAGTAATCAACATCGTCAATGACTCAACATCGGCCAATGCAAGTCAGGATACATTTCTGACTACACAGGCAGTTAAAATCTTTGTTCAGCAAGTCTGTCAGGCGTGGAATTTGCCTGGCTATACAGTTCAGTACGGCCTTGCACCTGTGGATGGTGATTGGAATGTGTTGATTGTGGATAAGTTTCCCAATGCAAGCATGACCAGTATTGCACTTGGCTACCATGAGTTAGATCATCTTGGCAATCCAGTGGCGTATATTCGCTCTAATGCCTACGGCAAACGCAGTTATCTTGGCACATACTCCAAGCCTTTTGTTTTGCTTGGTAAGCAGATCAGCCCTGCACGCCTTACACCTGGCGTTGCTACTGTCGTTATGCACGAAGTTGCAGAGATGCTGGCAGACGCTCACATTGACCAGTATGCAACTGCACCAGATGGCCGTCAATGGTTGCGTGAGATTTGCGACCATGTATCGCCAGTTTGCTATAACATTCCACTTGCAACTACTAAGACCAATTGCATAGCACCAGACTTTACTTGGCCATCGTTCTATCAAGCAGATGGTAAAGCACCATACAGCGAATGTAATACACCCACTGCGCCATTTACCTTGCCTAAAGGTGCGTATGGTTATTACAAAACAGCGTCAGGTGGGGTTGCTCCACTTTCTGCAGCCTCTGCTAAAGTACCTGATGTAGAATAAGTTTGGGTAATAGGGGAAGTTACCCAATAAGAAAAAGCCACCGATAAATCTCGGTGGCTTTTTTATTGCCGCTACAAGCCTGGAAGGGGTAGCGAGCGGCAAATCTATTTTAGCGTAGCCATCCACTTTTTACAAGCGGCTACATCTTCATCAAGCGTTAAGTATCCATAGATTTTGGTGTTATCCAAATACTGCGGAATGCCTAGTTTGCGTAAGTTGCGACTAAATATAACATATTCGTAATCATCTGTCCCATCAACATAACTTATCTTTTTAAGAATATCTTTGCGGATGAGATAGGTGCAGTGAACCACATCACACTGGATCAGCCCGCGTACGATGCCGTTGAGGATTGAGTAATAAGCGTGATTGTCCTTGTAATAGCCGTTAGGCGTGGCTAGGTTATGGAAGTTGGCATAAGGTGTATGTTCTTCTTTGCCTACCGCATAGCGGATCAGAGGGGCTACTACAGGCAAGTTGTAACTGACCAGTTGCTTTAAGGTTGAGCCGATAACAAAGTTATCCACATCGCAGGTGTAGTAAAAGTCTGCTTCCCAAAAGATAGCCTCATCTATACCTTCTTGGCGTAGTCCTGCCAGTGCTTTAAAGCGCGTTGGATTCCACTCGTGTATGCCGTAGTTCTGCACTGGCACATCTATGTCGCTATCGTCAAAGGTAATACTTTTCCACTGGAACATATGCTCATCCGACTCCCATCCGCGTGCAGCGCGGATTGGTTGCTCGTAGATCCAGTTTTCGATGATGGCTGCTGTGTCATCGTTGTTGTTATTTGTGCGAAAGTGTAGATAAATCTTGTCGCGTGGATAATCTAGGTTGTCTAGGTTCTGCTCTAGCCAATCCTCCATCACATCTGCCTTATCTTTGGCAAGGATATGGATAAATACTGTAGGTAATTCGTTCATGCCAATTCCCTTTCAATAACTTTAATGGTTGGGCAGGAGAAAGATTCGTGAAATTCGCACGCTTTACAGGTGCCTTGCACTTCGCCTGGCTTGTGTAATTCCACCAAAGCCTTCAAGGCTTGCCATGCGTTCCGCTGGTCAACTGTATTCTCGTAAAATTCAGGCTTGGTGTAGTGAACGAGATTAGTACAGTATTCTTCCTGCGCTTTAATTTTCTTCAATAGTTCGTCGTGGGTCATGATGCGCTTTTATCCCCTTCCAATATACGCAAGGCCCAATCTAGGCCGTGGTTAAATCCATCCATCCATTCGTAGTCTTTATGACCCAATGCCATAGATGTCTTTGCATCTTCTATCTTCTGCTTTGCTCGTTCAATGTCCATCAGTACCACCCGACACGCTTCTCGTGTGCCAGAGCGTTACAGGCGTTATTATTCCAATGAGTTTTGATATAACGCAAGCCCCATCGGATCTGTGTTTGGTAGTCATACTTATAGTCGCGGCCAAATTGCGCCATCTTGCTGGCTGGCAGGGCTTGAGGTATGCCTCTTGCCCCGCCATCCTTGTTTACTGCGGCTACTCGCCAGTTACTTTCCATCGTCCACAACTTCACGAGACAACGCCACTGACGGGCGTTGCCGCCTTGCCGTAGGTACAAAGTAGGGGCGAAGGGTTTAGCGGGCGTGAGATGGTCGTTTGCGGCCTTTGTAGGGCTATTTGAGAGCCATACTGCCATCACCATGATGGTGAAGAATCCGATGGTTGCTCGGCGCGTCTTGGGCGTTGTTCGAGGTACATTTGTATAAATGATGTTGGCCTTTCACTACGGGGAATATCTATTAGGGTTAAGCCTTTCGCGGTTGCCAAAGCGCGAAGGTTGTGCTGCCAAATGTCGCCTTCTGATCCGCGACCTGTTGCACCAATAGCCTTTCTTCTTTCAAAGGGTAAAGTTCCGCCATATATGCCATAGTCTATGCTGGACATATCTTGCATAGCAACTTCAACACACTTCTTTTTTATGGGACAAGTCTCGCAAATTTGCATAGCGAGAAGTGCCTTTTTCGTCTCTGTTTGATCTACAATGATCCGCTTATTTACCTCTGAGCGAAGTTTCATCGTTTCGGGGAACCAAATATCAGGATCAACGCCATTTTCGTAGCAGGCTGCTCTACTCATTGTCACTCGCCTTTACATCAAGGTCGTGGTTCATATCGTAGATAGCCTGATTGTATCCCGTTAGCCACGCCTCGTGCAAGGCTCGCTCTGTAATCTTCTCAATATCACGCAATACTCGCGTGTTTTGTTCGCGTATTGTCACTTAGTTTCCCTTTCATGGTTGCCCGTACGATTGCGCGGGCGGTAGTGGTAGTTAATCCGTATTTCACGGTTTTGTCAAGAATAAAAACACCCGCGCTGCGAGAGTGAAGTGCAAGCAATTCACTCATCACGCGTATCAAGGGGCTTGATACGCTGCCAATGGCGTATGCGCGGGCGTAGTTGATCGGTTTAACCGACTTACACGGCTTGATCGGTTATTTTTTCAATACCCATTTAGACATTTTTGTCGTGTATGTCTAATGTGTTGCTTGAGTGTTTCTTTAAATGTGGGATAGTACGAGACAACACCACAAGCGGGGCAGGTGACTATCCACTCGCCCGCCTGTGGGTCGTATTCGTAGCAGGATTGAATTACAGCCACGACGGCATATCACCCGCCTCCAATCTTTCAATCTGCCTAGAGGCGCGGATTAGATCAACAAGGGCGGTGACAGTTTCGTCTAGCCTGTCCTGTTCGGCGTTGAGGCGGTAAAAGTCCGCCTCTGCCTCTCGTGCTTGCTGTTTCCAATAGTCGAGGCGGTTCACAATATGCCTGCCTCTCGTAGTGCCTCGTTAATTGCAGGCGCAAGTTCAAGGGCTACGCCGTCCCCTTTCTCTAATCCGTTTTCAGCAATAGTTACCCGATAGGCTAAACCTGTTTCGCTATCGGGTGCGGTGTCGGGTAGTTCTTCAATCATTAAAGTGTAAACAGTTGTCATTCTGTGCCTTCCGTTTCTTTATCTAGGTTGTAACTTAAAAGCAGTTCCAAATGGTCGAGAAATGCCGTTTTTTCGGCTGTGGTGCCAAAGGTGACAGTTACCTGCAAAGCCTCGTCCCCGTTAAAATCTTTGGACGGCTCGCAACTGTCGAGAAAAAATGTGTGGTAACTAATCACTTATTTCTCCCTACAGTTGCAAGTATTGAGCGGATAAAGGCAATCGCCACAG